TATTCCTCATGTCTACTTTTGAAAAAGCAAATCAAAAATAAATATTTTTCGTGTCTACTTTTCTTGACTACTACAAAGTAAGAGCGTTTTTGCTAAGTTCGCTGTAAAAAACGGATTTATTACTCAAATAATCGTTGTATTTTTTGGCATATTGTGATATACTAATACTGATTTATAATATGGAGGTGCAGTATGTACCGAATTGCGATTGAAAAATTATGGCAATACCGCACAGAAAAGTAGGCGCGATACTGCCAGAAGTGATATAATAAGACCATGGATAAACAGATGACAATGTCTGCGCTTAGTGATGAGTTGGCGCAGGTACGGACAAAGAAGAAAGAATTTCTAGCCCAGATCGAGCGGATCGTCCCGTGGAAGGAATGGCTTACGCTGATCCAGCCGTGCTATTACAAAGGAGAGCGCGGCAATAAACCCTATCCACTGGAGACCATGCTGCGGTTGTATCTGCTGCAAAATCTGTATGACCTGAGTGATGAAGCAACAGCGGCGGAGGCAATCGACAGCCGGGCATTTTCAGAGTTCTGCGGCGTTGATTCCAGCAATCAGGTGCCGAACGGAGATACCATTGGCCGCTTTCGGAACCTGCTGGTGAAGAATGGACTGCAGGAGAAACTGTTTGCACAAGTTGTTACCGCGCTCACTGAACAGGGCCTTATCCTGAAAAAGGGAACGATCGTAGATTCCACCATTATTTCCGCGCCGTCTTCCACCAAGAACAAGGAGAAAAAGCGGGATCCGGATGCACATCAGGTCAAGAAGGGCAACACATGGCACTTTGGCTATAAAGCCCATGTTGGGGTGGATAAGGACAGCGGACTGGTACACACAGTGGAGGCGACACCAGCTAATGTCCATGATGTGACGCAGACTTCATCCCTGCTGACCGGTGAGGAAGATGTCGTTTACGGCGACAGTGGCTATCTTGGAGCCGGGAACCGTGAGGACGCGATCGTTCGGAACAAATCCGGACGCAAGATCAAATACAAAATTAACCGACGTCCATCTCAATTAAAAAAGCTGAGCAAGAGCGGCCAGTATGCCGCAAAGAAAGCAGAACACGCAAAGTCTTCTGTTCGGGCAAAAGTAGAGCACGTATTCGGTGTCGTCAAGAAACAGCTGCAATTTCGAAAAACGCGATACCGAGGGCTCGAAAAGCAGCGAGCCAAATTCAATATCATGTTCGCATTGGCGAATCTGCTTCTGGCTGACAGGCCCTGCCTGGCGGCTTGAAGTTGTGCGCTCTCGCGAAGAAATGCGCCGGGAAGCCTATGGTTTCCTGCCTGATGGGTGATTCGACAGCGCTTGCCTCAGCAATTGTGCGGTGCTGCCCTAGATAAAAGCATTTCCGCAATGATTGCTGCAATCGAAGTATATAACAAACCCGATTTCTTGTACCGTGGTGAAACTTTTTCGATATTAGCAATTAATAGCTGGGAATTACTTCTTAAGGCTAAGCACCTTAAAGATAATCACAATAAAATGCGTTCGCTTTATGTTATGGAGCCTGTAATAAATAAAGATGGTAGCAAGTCCAAGAAAAAGAAGGTCAAACTAACTAGAAGCGGTAACCCATTTACGCATTCAATCGATTTTATAGCTAAGAAACTTATTGAAAAAGGCGAAATGGATCAAATCGTTTTTAATAATATAATGGCACTAATTGAGCTTCGTGATTCTGCTATACACTTTTATAATTACTCGCTTAAATTCAATGTTCGAATTCAGGAAATAGGAACCGCATCTTTGAAAAATTATGTGTCTTTATACAAAAAATGGTTTAACAAAGATTTATCAGAATTTAATTTCTATTTAATGCCGTTATCCTTTGTACAAGCACGAAAAGAATCGGATGTTTTGCTCTTGAATGCAGAGGAAAAGAACTTTTTCAAGTATGTGGATGAACTTGAAGAAAGCTCTTCATCGGATAGTGAATACAGCATAGCACTAAATATTGATGTTAAGTTTTCGAAATCCACATCAAAGGATGCAATTAAAGTTGCCCTCTCCAAAGACACAGATGCTATAAAGGTTACATTAACAGAAGAACAGTTAAAAGCCAAGTATCCTATGGATTATGGTGAACTTACCGCCAAATGTAAAGAACGTTATAGTAATTTCATACTAAACGGTGATTATCATGCAAATAGACGTTTATATGAAAGTGATGATAAGTGTGCCTACATAAGATATCTTGATCCCGACAAAAAGAAAAGCGGTAAAAAAGTATTTTATAGTGAGGCTATGCTTTCAAAGTTAGATAATCACTATACACGAAAATAGTATAAGGTCTTAGTCTAATAATACAACCCCTTAACTTCCGATAATTTTTATTATCAGGAAGTTGCAAACGACAAAGCGCTTATAGGAGGATAACACTATGTTACCTGAAGAAAAAGCAAGAGTTAAAATAGATAAACAACTAAATAATGCCGGATGGGATATTGTTGACAGAAAGGATTATCTGCCAAACTATGCTATGGCGGTAAAGGAAGCATTAATGCAGGGCGGAAAAGAAAGCGATTACTTGCTTTTTGTTGATAATAAAGCCATTGGGGTTGTTGAGGCAAAGAAGGAATCGGATAGTCTCGGCCCGAAAGTTGCCTCACAGGCTGAACACTATGCAAAAACTCCGCAGAATTGGTATGGTCTTTGGTTTCAGGGACTAATACCGCTTGTATATCTTGCAAACGGCAATAAGATATATTTCAAAAATATGCTTACTGACTCTGACGGAGATTATGTTGAACTTGGTGAAATGCATTCTCCAAAAAAGATGTTGCAGCTTATCGGCAAAAAATCGGAATACGGTGCTTTGCCGCGAATTGAGAAAAGGGGACTGCGTGACTGCCAGTATGATGCAGAAGTTAATTTAGAAAAATCTCTCAAGCAAGGCAAAAAGAAAGCCCTTGCAGTTCTCGCAACAGGCTCCGGTAAAACATATCTTGCTTGCCTTGCTTCATATCGTTTACTCAATTACACATCTACTAAAAGGGTCTTGTTCCTTGTTGACAGAAATAATCTTGCACGACAAACAGAAACAGAATTCAGCCTGTTTGACCGTACAGAAAATCAACAGCCTATGAGTTCTTTGTATCAAATCAACCGATTGAAAAACAAAGACGATATTGGCGGTGACATAGTAATTTCTACAATACAAAAACTGTTTGCTGTTTTGACCGGTCAAACAATTACTGATGATGACGAAGATAAGGAAGATGAAAAATTCTTTTCTTTCAAAGACACCGACAGTAATCAAACTGTTGTCTCTTTGGGCAATGATTTGAAATTGCCGCCTGATTATTTTCAGTTTATCATCATTGATGAGTGCCACCGCTCGATTTATGGCAAATGGCAATCTGTTTTGAACTATTTTAAGGGTGCAACAATTCTTGGTTTGACGGCAACACCTACACCGGAAGCTTATGCTTTTTTCAATGATAACATTATTGAAAAATATACTTATGACGATTCGGTTGTTGACGGCGTAAATGTTCCTGCTCGTGTTTATAGAATCAAAAGCAATATTACCGAACACGGCGGAACAATCAATACAGGTGACGAAGTAGTAGAAATTACCCGCAGCGGAAAAGAAATAGACTCTTATACAGCTACCGGAAGAATTGATTTTGCCCCGACTCAGTTAGACCGCTCGGTTATAGTTCCTGATCAAATGCGTAAAGTTTTAACTGCTTACAAAGATTCTATATACACTGATTTATTTCCGGATAGAGATGAAATATGGGAGTACATTCCTAAAACTTTGATTTTTGCCAAGGACGATAATCACGCAACAGAGATTGTAAATGTTGTAAAAGAAGTCTTTGCCGATAAGTTCAAAAACGGTGTGGCTCCGGATAAATTCGTACAAAAGATTACATACTCAGCCGGAGACTCAAACGCTCTGATTCGTGATTTGCGCACGGATAAAGAGTTTAGAATTGCGGTCACGGTAACGCTTGTCGCTACCGGAACAGATGTAAAACCGCTTGAAGTCGTACTGTTTATGAATGATGTAAAATCCGATGTTCTCTATACTCAGATGAAAGGCAGAGGCTGCCGTGTCATCAATGAAGATAAACTACGAGAAATTACACCGAATGCGAACACAAAAGAATGCTTCTACATTGTGGACGCTGTTGGTGTTACAGAACACGATAAAACTATTCCCAAACCAAAGGAACCGGGCGGAGAACAAAAACCTAAAGTGCCAACGCTTGAGCGGTTATTAGAATACTTATCACACGGCGAAGTGTCTGATGATAATCTTGCTTTATTGCGTGATTACTGCGCAAGCATAAATATGCGTTATGAAAATAATGTTTTGTTCGGCAGGCATCTGAATATTTTCATTTCCGATTACGGTTTTGCGCCAAAGACCCTTGCGTATCAAATCAACACAGCTTTGTCACAGGGAACCTTACCACCTTTTACAAGTGCATCTAATGATAACTCTGCAAGAAACAGTCTGATTTCTTGTTTGATGTTAAATCTTGATGCAAGAAAGAAACTGTTGGAACTTCACAGGGGTTATTATGCAATCGCACCGGGCGAAGATGAAATTATTGACAAAGGCTTTACAAAAGAAGCCGCAAAAAGCTTTATTGATTCCTTTGAAAAGTATCTGAATGATAATGCCGATAAAATTGAAGCGTTGCGTATCATTTATAATTCCGAAGACACGGTTATTACATACTCTATGTTGTCGGATTTACGGGACAAACTGCTTTCAGAAAACCGATTATTTACACCATATAATATTTGGAGCAATTATAAAATGCTTGATATGAACGGTGATGTTGAGGATTTGGATGTAAAGCAGAACATAAAAGCCTTAACGCACTTAATCCAGCTTGTCAGATATGCATATAAGAAAACAGATAATTTAAAGAGTTTACTGAAAGGTTATTCACAAAGATTTACACTCTATTGCGGTCAGGCACAGCGTCCTCTTTCTCCCGACCAACAAGAAATTATGAAAGCAATAGCTGATTACATAATCAATGAAGGCTCGATTAGTGTTACAGAACTTAACAGCATAGATACAGACCTTTGGAGAAAGGCTGTAAAAAGTTTCGGTATTCCGGCATTAACTGCCGAAATGATCGACTTATCAAAATTTATATTAAAGGCGGCTTAAATTATGGCAGGAAATCAAACAAAAAGCGAATCCACGCTTATTAAAAAGGTTGGCGACATTGCAAATGTAATGGCGGCAGCAGGTGTCGGATTCACAGACTATATTACACAGTTAACCTATATTCTTTTCTTGAAAATGGACGAAGAAAAAGAAGAAATGGGCTTATCGAGTTCAATTCCGGACGGATATAAATGGAAAGACCTTGTTGATTTAAACGGTACCGATTTGATTGACAAGTATGAAGAAATCCTGAAGGAACTTGCAAAAGAAGATGGGTTGATAGGTACTATTTTTACCAAGGCTTCAAATAAAATTGACAGCCCGGTAAAACTCGCAAAAATCATTGATATGGTTAAAGGTGAAAACTGGTATATGATGGAAGGCGACTTAAAAGGCGCCATCTATGAATCAATACTTGAAAAGAACGGACAGGACAAAAAGAGCGGTGCCGGACAATATTTCACCCCTCGTTCGCTCATTAAAGCCATGGTTGATGTAACTGACCCTAAAATTACTGAAACGGTTGCAGATCCGGCTTGCGGCACTGGCGGTTTTCTGCTTGCAGCCTATGACCATATGAAAGGTCAAAGTAAGGAAATCTCAAAGCAGAATTTCTTAAAGAATAATGCTTTCTTTGGTGCAGATAATACTCCGTTGGTTGTTACACTTGCGTCTATGAACCTATACTTGCACGATATAGGAACAAACAAAAGCCCTATAGTATGTCAGGACTCATTACTTGACACCTCAGACAGAATGTTTGATGTTATATTGGCGAATCCGCCTTTTGGTACAAGACCACAGGGCAGTGTTGAAGTGTATGCGAACAGACCTGAATTTGTAAAGACATCCGATAATCAGGTGAACTTCTTACAGCATATTATGTCCATTGTTAAAACAGGCGGCAGAGTCGCAGTTGTTTTGCCGGATAATGTCTTGACCGATGGAAACGCAACGGCAAAAGTAAGAGAAAAGCTTCTCAAAGAGTTCAATTTGCATACCATTCTCCGTTTGCCGACAGGCATTTTCTATGCACAGGGCGTTAAAACAAATGTCCTTTTCTTTGAAAAAGGAAAACCTACCGAAGATATATGGGTGTATGATTACCGTACCGGCATAAAACACACTTTGGTACAAAAACCGCTCACAAGAGAAAATCTTGATGATTTTGTTGATTGCTATTGCTCAGGTCATATGCAAGATAGAGTTCCGACTTATTCTGTTGATAATCCAAACGGACGCTGGAGAAAGTTCAGCAAAGAAGAAGTTTATGCCCGTGACCAGCTAAAACTTGATTTCAAATGGATTGTCAGCGAAGAAGACGATGACCGTACATTAGCTGAAATGATTGCACAAATCAAAGAAGAAGCGACAAGTATAGCCAGTGCTGTTGCCGAGCTTGAAAAACTTATCGGTGAGGTGGAGGAATAATGGATACCAAAGCATTAAGACAAAAAATCTTGGATTTGGCTATCCGTGGCAAGCTTGTACCTCAAGACCCGAATGACGAACCGGCTTCTGTTTTGTTGGAGCGTATTCGTGCCGAAAAGCAACAAATGGTTAAAGACGGAAAACTAAAAGCCAAAGACATAAAGAATGATACCGTCATCTTCAAAGGTGATGATAATTTACATTATGAGCAGTTCCAAGACGGAACAGTGAAATGTATCGAAGATGAGATACCGTTTGAGTTGCCTGATGGCTGGGCGTGGGCGAGATTAGGAGTAATCTGCCCCTACGGCGAGAACAAAGCTGTTTCTGCTGATTTAATAGACGAAACGGCTTGGATTTTGGATTTAGAAGATATAGAAAAAGAAACAGGAGTAATAAAAAAATATACGACAAAATCAGAACGAAATTCTGTAAGTAACAAATACTCTTTTTGCAAGGGACAGCTACTTTATAGTAAATTACGTCCTTATCTCAACAAAGTAGTAATAGCCACAAAGGATGGCTATTGCACTACTGAAATTTTACCTTTAACTTTCTACGGAAATATTTATTCACCATATATGCAATTATTTATAATGTCGCCGACATTTTTAACATATGTAAATATGATTTCTTATGGAGTTAAAATGCCTCGTCTTGGGACGAATGATGGCAAGAATGCAATAATAGCAATACCACCAATTAATGAACAAAAACGGATTCGAGATAAATTTGATATTGTTGCTCCGTTATTTGATAAAATCCAGAATAATTTGAATAACTTAAATAATGAAGTTACAGCTATAAAATCCAAGATTCTCGACCTCGCTATCCGAGGCAAACTTGTACCGCAAGACCCGAATGATGAGCCTGCTTCTGTTCTTCTTGAGCGTATCCGTGAGGAGAAAGAAGAACTGATTAAGCAAGGCAAAATCAAACGTGACAAGATGGAATCTGTCATCTTCAAAGGTGATGATAACTCTTATTATGAGAAGATAGGAGATTCTGTTGCCTGTATTGATGCTGAATTGCCGTTTGAAATACCTGATAATTGGTGTTGGGCAAGGCTAAATTGTATCTCAATTAACTATGACAGCTATCGAAAGCCTATAAATTCATACGATAGAAAAAATAGGGTTTTAGGGAAAAGTAAAGATGAATTATATCCATATTACGGTGCTACTGGTCAAATTGGCTTCATTGACGACTTTTTATTTAATGGGGAGTATATTCTTTTAGGAGAAGATGCGGCACCATTTTTAGATAAAAAAGCGCAAAAGGCATATATGATAAAGGGGAAATCTTGGGTTAATAATCACGCCCATATTCTACAATCGCTCGTTTTCCCGGAATATCTAACGAACTGTCTAAATTCAATTGATTATTTTGATTATGTATACGGAACAACAAGATTAAAGCTTACTCAAGAAAACATGAATAGAATTTTAGTTCCTGTTCCGTCAATTGAAGAACAGTGTAAAATAGCCCAAGCAATCAATAATCTATTTGTTCTTATAGAAAGCATTAAAGCGAGCTTATCGTAAGCTCGCTTTAATGTTTATTGTAGTGTATCCAACAAATTAAAATAATGCTCTAATGCCGTCAATATTCTTTCCTGTTCATTTATAGGTGGCAAAGCAACTATCTCCTGACTGTAAGTAGAAATCCAATATCTTTGATGATTGTCGTGGTCTATTTCTGTGGCTTGCATAAGATAAAAAGCATATTTTGGAAGCACTAAATCTTGATTTATGTGTAATATTTTCATTGCTGACGATTTGACCTTAAAAGAAAAATCGACAAACTTGCTTTCTGTTGTGAAGTCATCAAAAATTATTACAGGCAAATCATCAAATATATTGTCCGTTTCGTTTGTGTATCCAAGTATAAATGATTTACCGGCTGTTAAGACAGGTGTTTTATATGTCGGCTTGTAATTGGTATCATGAACGATGTATTTAGTCGGCTGTTCATATTCCAGTATAGTTTCAAAGTTTGTCACAACCCAACCACTTGGCAGTTTCTCACCATACTTCTCATAATAAGAGTTATCATCACCTTTGAAGATGACAGATTCCTTCTTATCACGCTTGATTTTGCCTTGCTTAATCAATTCCTCTTTTTCGGCTCGTATGCGTTCAAGAAGAACAGAAGCCGGTTCATCATTCGGGTCTTGTGGAACGAGTTTTCCTCTAATTGCAAGGTCAAGAATTTTGGATTTGACACTTTGTATGGTATTTGCCAAACCACTGTAGGAAATATCAAGATCATCTATACCGATAAAAGTATTCTTTACGGATTCTACAATTCTTTCTTGTTCTTTTATTGGCGGAACCGGAACAATCATTGCACGTAAATCTGTTTTATTGAACTTGGGCATAGCGGCACCGCCGCTTAAAAACTGCAAATAGTTTTGACCGACAAAAGATTTGAATACATATTCAAAATAATCACACGTAATATCGTTAAAAAATCTAAGTATAATTGCATTTGGTGCAAGTGACATTGGAGTATCAAGATGAGGAACCTTAAATACTTTACCAATTGATGCTCCAATATTACTTAACATCAATTCGCCACCATACAATTTTGATTTTTCAAGAAAATCATAACTTTCCTTATCAATATACGATAAATCACCTTTGAAATTGTTTGCAAAGTCAACAGTTCTTACGAACAAAGCGTAATTTTTCTCTTTGTAGGTTCTTACATTTGCTTTAAGACTTGCAAAACTCCCATTGGCAACATAATCTGTGATCAAAGATGCAATCGGTTCCAACCTGCTCCACGCCCAGCCGTCAGGCAACTCAAATGGTATCTCATCTTCAATACATTTTACCGTTCCATCGGCAAACTGCTCATAATGTAAATTATACCGTTGTTAAGTATATTCGTTTTTTCGAATAAAACGCATATTATTAAATAAAGCACGGCCGAAAAATCAGCCGTGCTTTCACAAGTTTTCACTTTATTGTTTCTTCTTCCTATTCGGAAAGCTGCCCTCAAGCCACTCTTCAAACTCCGCAAGGGTGATTTTGCCGTCGGAGCATTCGTCGCGCTTTGTCATCGCCTGATACTTCCACTTTTTGAAATCAGGCTCTTTAATCTGCCTTACACGAACACGGGCGGCATATCTCTTATAATACTTTTGATACAAGGGAATGGCGGCATTGTCCGCCATTTTCCTTTTATAGTTCTCTTGTGCGGCTAAGTCTTGGCAGTTGCGGGTTTCACCCTCGGCAATGCGGTCGCAGTAATTAGTATTGTAATTGCCCTTCATAATGAAATACTTACCGCAGCGTTTGCATTTACGCATTCCGATGTCGGACTTCAACAACTGTATCAGTTCAAACTCAATTTGCTGTTCAATACTTTCACAAATACAAGTTTCGTACTCGTCGGCTTGCATTGCAGACAAGGCAATCATTTCCGGCATAGTAAAACCGAGCTCATCCAAATTCTTTTGAACGCTCGGAGAAACTTCCGAAGCGGCCGCCATTTTTATATGCAAATCAAAATCACTCTCGACACAGCCCTCAAGTACATTTTCCACCTGATGTTCTGCATCAACAATGCTGATGCTATGCACAATCGTTCGCTTTTGCTCTGTCGGCAATCCTTGCTTACGGCAGTAGCCTGCAAATCTCGTTTTGTGGGTTAGGCGATTGAAAAATCCGTCGCAAAAATTCTCATCAAATGTCGCTTCAATTAAATGCAATAGATTATTTTGCATTTTTTTAAGGTACTGGTAATAGTCCGTCAACTCCTGCTTTGAGCAATGAAGCAGAATCGGCGGAAATTCCGCTGTAAACAGCGAAGCTTCTATCAATGGCTTAAAGCGTTTTTGCGTTTCGGTTAAAGCCAAATAATAATACAATTTCTTTTCTTTTTCGGTCAGTAAAGAAATATCAAGACTTGTCTCATCAGGCAAGTCTTTTTTTGTGCGATTCAGGCATTCATTATACGCCGAATCAAAATCAGCATAGAGAAAATTCAAAATTCCTTCGCCCGGTGAAAAAAAGACAGAAGCGGTGTTCATCGGTGAGATATAAGCTCTGCTGTCGCCCATAGGAAGAAAGTCAAATACAGAATTTATTTTTTGCGTAACAGCTCGCAAACGAGCAAGCGTATCGGCAGTATCCTGCTTAATTTGAGGAAGTTCACCGTCCGATAAAATAAATTCTTTTTTGCCGGTAACAGCCAAAGCAATCGTTTCTCGTCTATCGACCTCGATAGCGTTATACAACTCAAGCAGTTTTGAGTAATTGTACTCGCCGTTCACGGAAAGAACGCAAGATTTTTCGTCGTCCGTTACGTGCCATCTATTTGGAGCAAATTCAAAGTACACGGCACTGTATTTATCTTCTGTTTGGAGTAGGTTTTCGCTCATTGCTAAGACCTCCGTTTTAGAAAATGAGAATTTTCGAATAATTATCAAATCCATATCACTACAAATAACATTATACAAAAGTGTTGCCTTCGTGTCAATACACAGCTATAATGAATTTGCAAATCAAAATTGCAATAGAATTGATTTTCTAAAACTGAATGACCGTCCGAATGGGATATGACTTTGCGATAACCGGGGTCCCCGAAAAGTCAAAAGACTTTTTGGGGAAGAGGAGGAACAGCGAAATGAGCGAGCTTTCGTGTTTACACGGAAGCAAACGGTCTGTAGTTTGTGACGACGTGAGCAGGGCAACGCCGCCGAGATGGGGGCAGGGATAGAAAAACGACATTCGGGCAGAACGGCGAAAAGGCAACAGCAAGAGTCCTCCTTTCGACTGTTGCCTTGTACATAGCTGTACATACCGTGCAGCTTTTTTCTCACAAAGGAGGTTAAGAAGATGAGAAAAACAGAATTGAAAGAGCTTTACAAGATGATGTTCCCGGAATATCCGGACATCGTTACAGTAGCTCAGCTTCAACAAATGCTCGGCGTAAGCCGACACTTGGCATACGACCTGATTAACAACGGATATATCTCCGGCGTTAAAATCGGAAACGCTTTTAAGATTCCGAAGGTCAATGTCATCAATTATGTTATGGAAGAAGGTGTGAAGAATGCAAGTTGAGAAGCTGAAAACGATTGATGCGGACACGCTGCTGTCAACGCCGATGAGAAAAACCCTATTTGTGGTTGACGGCTTGATACCGCAAGGACTAAGTGTGCTTTCGGGTTCAAGTAAAATCGGCAAGAGCTGGCTTATGCTTTGGCTCGGTATTCAAGTGGCGAGAGGACAACCCGTGTGGGAATTTGAAACCCACAAGAGCGATGTACTTTATCTCTGCTTGGAGGATACCTACGCACGAATACAAAGCCGCCTGTATCAAATCACAGACGAAGCACCGCCCGAACTTCGCATTGCAACAACGAGTTTTCAAATCGCCAACGGCTTGGAACAGCAAATCGAACAGTATCTTTCCGACTTTCCGAAAACAAAACTTGTCATTATCGACACCTTTCAAAAGGTTCGAGATTCAAAAAGCACCGGCGGAAAAAGCGGAATGTATGCAGGCGACTACGACGATGTAACGGCACTGAAAAATATTTCGGACAAGTACGGCATTGCTGTTGTAGTTGTTCACCATGTCAGGAAGCTGAAAGATGTCAGCGACCCATTCAACGAGGTGTCAGGTTCCACCGGTATCACGGGTGCGGCAGATACGAATTTTGTTTTGAAACGCAGCCGTGCCAACGAAACCGGAACGCTGCTTGCCACCGGTCGAGATATTGCATATCAGGAGCTGACCTTGAAGTTTGACAACCGCAGTCACTTGTGGGAGTTGGTCGAGCGAAAGGATATGGAGGATATTCACCGTGAAGAAATACCGAAGTTTATTTTCCGGCTGGTTGATTATATTTCGGAAATAAAAGAATGGCGAGGCACTGCAACGCAACTTATAACGCAGGTGAACGAAACCGAGGTTACACCGAATGTCGTGACCAAAATACTTGCCCGATTTTCTTCGGAAGTTTTTCAGCCGCAAGGCATCGAATACAAAACAAAACGCACCGGCACGAGCCGACTGATTTACTTAAAAAAGAATGACGGCAATGACGGCGATGACAATAAATCCGCTATATAGGAAAAAGCCGTCACAGCCGTCACTATCGTCACTTTTTGAGAAAGTGGATATAAGGCTATACAGGTATTGCCAATCCGTAAGGACAGCGAGCATAGGTTTTGTGTTGCCTTTGAAACCCACAAAACCGGCGGCAAATTGCCGAAAGGGACTTGCCGCCCCTGTAACCCCGATTTTTAGGAGAAAGGAATGAAAATATATGAGACAAAGAACAACTGCAATCAATATCCGAGTGACTGAGGGAGAAAAAAGAAAAATGGAAACTGCCGCTAAAAAATGTGGACTTTCGCTCTCGGCTTACCTTAGAAAACTCGGGTTGGGCAAGGAAGTTCAGGCAACCTTGCCGCAGGAATTTTACGAAGCTTACCGAGGTTTGACCTCACTTCGTGACAATTGGAAGTCGCTTTCCGAAGCCAATGTAAATGCAAACTTCAACGATGTTGTGAGCAAATTATTGAAGTCTTATCACTCAATCGGTGAGCCGGAAAGCGCAAGTGATTCGCCGTGGCAGTAACAAAAATATGGGCTATAACCGATAGTGTCAGCCGTGTTTTGAGCTATGCGGCGAACCCTGATAAGACGATTTACAGCGATATTTGCAAGGCACTTCACTACGCAAGCGACGAGAGAAAAACCGTAATCGGTGAAGAAAAAGCAATGTATGTGACAGGCGTAAACTGCACCGCAGAAACAGCTTTTGCCGAGATGAAAGCGGTACAAGAACGCTTCGATAAGACGGTCGGCAATGTGGCTTATCACGCATATCAGAGTTTCAAAACAGGCGAAGTCACACCCCAGCTTGCACACAAACTCGGCGTTGAGCTTGCCAAAAGAATGTGGGGCGACCATTATCAAGTGCTGGTCGCTACGCACTTTAACACCGGCACATATCACAACCATTTGGTCATCAATTCGGTGAATATGTGGAATGGTAAGAAGTTTAACTGCAACGAGGGAGCATACTGGAAACTGCGTAGTATTTCCGATGAGCTTTGCAAAGAAAATGGTTTGTCGGTCATTAAAAATCCTAAAGGAAAGACACCCCGCAAGCTGTACTTTGCGGAAAAGAACGGCGAGCCGACTCGATACAATTTAATGCGTGAGGCGATAGATAAAGCACTTTCGATGAGTACAAATCCCAAAGCTTTTACCTATGTTATGAAACAGCTCGGATATGTAATCGATCTAAACCCATACCATAAATACGCTACTATTCGCTCTGTCAACAGCAAGAAAGAAACTCGTTTGTACCGTTTGGGAGAAGCCTATGACCGTGACGCAATCTATGACCAAATGAGAGATACTCTGCGAAACAACCCGCAGGAAGCTTACCGCTTATACTATGAGTTTACCGAAAAAAAGAGCTTCGGTGTAACAATTCAAAAGGCGCATTTTGTTAAAGGCAACTTAAAAACCGCCAAAAAGATTACGGGTCTTAAAGCATTGTATTTCAGATATTTATATCTGCTCGGCGTGCTGCCGAAAAACAAAAAACACAATCCGTTATCGCCCGAAATGCGTGAGGCTTGCCGTTGGCTTGACCGCCACACCGCACAGGTACAGCTCATTTGCGACAATCACTTAACCGATATTTCTTCTGTGGAAGTATTTATAAAACACACAGACTCAGAAATAAAGCTCATATCGGATTACCGCAAAATGCTCTACCGAGATATTGATTCTTGCCATGATCCCGACGAAAAAACAAAGCTTGTTGTCAAGCGAGATGACTGCACAAAGGCTCTGGCTCAGCTCCGAAAGGACAGGAAAACAGCGGCAAGGATTATAGAGGATAACCCTAAAATCAAAGAAAATATTCTCATTGAGGAGAATATGCGAAGCCGATATTTCGGACTTAATAAATCAAGAAAGAGAGGATACGAACGATGACAAAACGAAAATCAGATTTTACTTTACCGACTCTGGATGACCTATTTACAACGCAGGCGGAGCGTGACGACGCAAAGCTTGAGCGTGTAAAGAACATACCTCTTGACGAACTTCACCCTTTTAAGAATCATCCATTTAAGGTGCAGAACAACGAGGAGATGGAACGAATGATTGAAAGCATACGCAAAGTCGGCACAATAACCCCGGCGCTTGCCAGACCTCTGCCTGACGGCGGATACGAGCTTATTTCGGGGCACAGAAGGCTTGCGGCGTGTCAGGTGCTCGGAATTGAAACTATGCCTGTAATCGTCCGTGAGATGTCCGACGACGAAGCAGTGATTGCAATGGTGGACGCCAATTTGCAAAGGGAAACGATTTTGCCCAGCGAAAAAGCGTTTGCCTACAAGATGAAGTTAGACGCCATAAAACATCAAGGTGTTACTTCTCGCCAACTTGGCGAGAAGTTATTGAGTATAACACAAGTGAGCAAAGACAGCGACGATAGTGAGCGACAAATCCAACGCTATATCCGCTTAACTTGCTTAATTCCCGAACTGCTTTCAATGGTAGATGACAAAAAAATCGCTTTTAACCCTGCGGTTGAAATCTCCTACCTTGACCGTGACGAACAGCTCACTTTGCTTGACGCAATCAATATGAACGACTGCACACCGTCACACGCACAGAGTATCAGGCTGAAGAAAATGTCACAGGACGGCTTGCTTACCGCCGACGCTATTTACGCTATTTTGTCGGAAGAAAAACCAAATCAAAAAGAACAAATCAAACTGCCGCGTGATGAGCTTCGCAAATACTTTCCGCAAAATTACAGCGATAAGCAAATCAAACGAGATATTCTTAAAGGATTGGAGCTTTTGAAACGCCAGCGAGAACGCAACAGAGACGCCCGTTAATTCGAACCAAAGTGTACAGCGAGTGACTTTTGCAGAATGGAAAGAACTATGCTGGCAAGCTATAATAGGCTTGTCGGTGTAGGTCTTTCCTGTGATGTACAATGAAAGGAGTTAAAAACAATGGTATCAGGACACCTACAAGTTAAAAAAGGTTTTTATTATGTAGTGCTAAGCTACTATAACAACAACGGAAAACGCCGTGTGAAATACTTTTCCACGGGACTGCCCGAAAAGGGAAACAAACGAAAAGCTGAAGCCGAACTTGCACGAATTAGAAGTGAATTTGTACCGCCGCAGGAAGTCGGCGAGCTTGCTTCCGATATGCCGTTTGCAGACTACCTGCTTGAATGGTTGGAAATCGTCAAGGTGCGTGTTAAAGCAACCACATTCAGCTCTTACGAGCAAATGGTGAAATCGGTGATTGAGCCGTATTTTCGTAAGAAGGCGGTAACGCTTCAGGGCTTGGAGGCAAGACACATTCAGCAATTCTATTCCGAAAAGCTGAAAACGGTCAAGCCAAACTCGGTTATTCACTATCACGCTGTTATTCATCAGGCGCTGAAATACGCAATGAAAACCGACCTCGTTACGCAGAATGTGGCAATGAAAGTAGACCGCCCGAAAAAGAACGATTATCAGCCTGTATTCCTTGATGCGGAAGAACTGCAGCATTTATTTGAAGTAGTCAAAGGGACAAAGCTGGAACTACCTGTTTTGGTCGCCGCATTTTACGGCTTGCGTCGTGGCGAAGTCTGCGGACTGAAATGGGACGCCATTGACTTTGAGCGTGGCACAATCACTATAAGGCACACAGTCACATCGCTGCAAGTGGACGGAAAAACAAAAATGTACGCACAGGACTCTGCAAAAACAAAATCCAGTATGCGTACACTTCCGCTTGTCGGCAGCTTTGCTGAGTATTTCAAAGAAGCAAAAGCGGCACAGGAAGTCAACAAAAAGGTCTGCGGAAACTGCTACAACTACGAATATGACGGTTATGTCTTTGTAGACGAGCTTGGTGATTTAATGCGACCGGAATATTTGACAAGCTATTTTCCGCAGTATATTCAAAAGCACGGCTGTAAAAGAATGCGTTTTCACGATTTAAGGCACCCGTATGTCAAGCACACGACAAAAATTTTTAGCTTACGCCTGATGGATTTTCAAGCGCAGGCTTATCCTGATGCTCGGCGAAAAACTCGCGGAGCTTGTCAGCTTCTTCGGGTAGGACAAAGCCGAAGCCCTGTCCGTCCACTCTGCAATAGAAAGCGATTTTCATGTCTGCCTCCTCAATCGAAAATGTCTTGGATTTTGTATGCGATCTCAATGCGCTTATCAGGGTACACCAGCACCCGGTCGATTAGCAGCTCGGCCAGCTCGGTGGTCAGCGTGTCCGCATCGAAAATCGCCTTGGACGCTTCCTTGCGGCTGTCCTGTCGCGTCTGTTCGTCCTGCTTCTGTTTCGCCTGTGCCAATACTGCGGCATAGGCGTTTTTCGTTTTCAGCAGCAGCTCGTCACACGCAGCCTTTTCCGCCTTGTAGGTGTTCAGGTCGATCTCGCCCATGAGATAGCGTTCGTAAAGTGTGCGCTTGCCGTCTTGAAGCGTCTCGATCTGCTGCTCATATTCGGTGCGTTCCGGTACGGAAGCATCTACCCGGAGCGTACCGTCAGGGGCAAGCGGTGCGGCGGCTTCCATCTGCTTTTTCAGCGTCAGGAATACCGCCTGCTCCAGCTCTGCGGCGTTCAGACGCATCTTGTGGCAGTGGCTTTCTACGTCCGCCTCGGAATGGCGGCAGTGATAATATGAGGTTTTCTGCATGGTGCGGGACAGCGCATGACCGCAGTAGCCACAGAAGGCTTTGCCTTTCAGCGGGTAGTCCCGCTTTTTCTTGTTTGGCTGGGAAAAGCGGAGCTGGCTGGCCTGCACGGTTTCAAACACAGCTTTCTCGACGATGGCCGGGTGATGGTCGGGGATGATGTACCACGATTCTCTGTCCTTCAGGCGGCTTCTGGTGCCGCCTACTTCGAGAACCGCCCTCTTGCCGATCACATACACGCCGGTGTAGCGTTCGTCCTCCAAAATGCGGAGAATGGTGGATGTACTCCAAATACCGTGACAGCGGGAAATATCGTGGGTATGATTGCCGTGCGCCGCTTTGTACTGGCCGGGGGTAGGGATGCTTCTGCGAAACAGCTCCCGCGTGATGGCGGTGGCGTTGATGCCCTCGGCGGCAAGCTGGAAGATGAGCTGCACAACGGCAGCGGCCTCCGGGTCAGGCTCCATTCTGCCATCGGCACTTTTGCGGTAGCCATAGGGACAAATCTTGCTCTGATACTCGCCGCGCTGCATCTTGGCGTACTTGGCGCTCTTGGTTTTGATGGACATATCGCGGCTGTAATACTCGCTGATGAGATACTTGAACGCCACGTCCATGCCGCCGGTGTCGCCCTTGAATTTGCTGCTGTCAAAATTGTCGCTGATGGAAATGAAGCGGGTATGGAACAGCGGGAACACGCGCTCAATGAAGTAGCCGGTTTCAATGCTGTTGCGCCCGAAACGGGAAAAATCCTTGACGATGATGCAGTCTATCTGATTGGCCCGCACCAGCTCAATGAGCTTCTGTACCTGCGGGCGCTCAAAATTTGTGCCGCTGTACCCATTGTCGATGAACTCCATAATCTCCGCGTTCAGGGCTTCGGGCATGGAAGCCGCGTACTCGTGGAGGACAAGGCTCTGATTTTCAATGCTCAGGCTGTCGTACTTGTAATCCTCGATGGAGAGGCGGATGTAGAGGGCAATCACATATTTCTGCATTGTTCCAGCACCTCCGCATAGGTTTCAAACTCGCTCTGGAAGCGATAGCGCACCGTGATCTGCTTGTCGTGGGATACCTCGATGCGGTCGATCAGCCGCTCGATAAGTGCGCCGGTCAGCGCACGGTCGGTCTTGATCTGCGCGGCGTCCTGTTCCAGCGCCCGGTGCTGCTCAATCTGCGTATCCATCGTCCGCAGACCGTCCTCCAACTGCTCCATTTCCACGGCGAGGTCGGCAACGCGGCTTTCGTACTTTTCCTTGTAGTCGAAATATTCATCCTTGGTAAGAACGCCTTGGACGAGGCTTTCATATAAGCTCCGCACGATACCGCGAAGCCGCTGGATTTCCTGCTTGCGGCTGGTGATCTTCTCCCGCAGCTCGGCACGTTCAGCGGCCTGCCGGGGTAGCTCTGCAAGGGAGAGGGTGTATTGCCCCAGCGCCGTATCAAGCGCGTCCTGAAGCATATCTGCCAGCATATCCAGCAGCATATCCTCGCGGATGGTCACACCGGGGCAGGCATCCTTGCTGATTCGGCTCTGGCTCAGACAATGGTAGAAGTACACATCGTCGGACTTCTTGCGGATATTTCTCTGCCGGTGCAGGCTGCCGCCGCAATGGGCGCAGAACACCTTGCCTTTGAGCAAATTCGGCGTGTAGGCTTTGACCTCCCGTGCCTTGGCGCGGCTGGCGGTCTGGTCAAGGATTGCCTGCACCGCCGCGAACTGCTCCCGGCTGATGATGGCCTCATGGGTGTCCCGCACCACCGTCCATTCCTCGGCATCGGCCTTGACCTGCCGGTGATCCACGGTTTTGGTTTGCCCCTGAACGAGATCTCCGGTGTAGACCTCGGAGCGGAGAATGACGCCGACTGTCCGGGTCTGCCACTTGCCGCTGCCGAGCAAATTTTCGTGGGTGATCTTGCCCTGCATCTTCTTGTAGTGGCTGGGGGTAAGAATGCCTGCTTCATTCAGCCGCACGGCAATGGTATTCAGGCCAGCGCCCTCAGAAGCCCACCGGAACATCCGCTGTACCACAACGGCGGCAACGGGGTCGATGATAAGCTGGTGGCAATCGTCCTCCGCTTTCAGGTAGCCGTAGGGAGTACGCGCACCGATGAACTTGCCGTCCTTCATGGCCTGCCGCTGCTGCGCCCTGATCTTGCGCCCGATGTCCAAAGCGTAGGCTTCGTTTATCATGTTCCGCAGCGGAATGATGATACCGGAATGAGCGTCCTCCGGGGCGGCGGTGTCGAAGTTTTCATTGACCGCAATAAAGCGGATGTTGCGGATGCGGAAATACTGCTCGATGTAATAGCCGGTGTCAATGGTGTTTCGGCCCAAACGGGAGAGGTCTTTCACAATGACGCAGTTGACGTGACCGGCCTCAATATCCGAGAGCATCTGCTGAAAGCCCGGACGGTGGAAGTTTGTCCCGGTCGCGCCGTTGTCGATATAGGTATCGTATACGCTGATCTCCGGGTACTGCTCCAGATAGCGGGCAATAATCATCTGCTGGGTTTCAATGGATACGCTGTGCGTGTGGGTATCCTCCACAGAAAGGCGGACGTAGATCGCGGCGCGGCAAGCGGCGTCGGCCTCCTGCACGGCTACCGCAGCCGTTTCTTTCCTGCTTTTTCTCGCCATGCTCAGCCCACCTTTCTCTGTTCGTAATCTTTCTGCTGCGCTGCCAGCGCCAAAAGCTGCAACGCCTTTTTGTATTCGTCCTCATGGGTAAAGGTAATATCCAGCTCCTTTTTGCCACGGACGCGGATGCTCTGTACCATGTGAATGAGCGCCCTGCGGTCTAAGGTTTCCAGCGTGGAGAACTGCGTAAACTGCGAAATCCAGCGGTTGCGCTCACTCCGGTTTTCCAAAACCTCCGTGAGTTTTTCCTTGAGAACGCGGATGCTCTCGCGGATGTCCTCGGCCTGCTTGGTGTACTTTGCCTTATAGGAAGCGTATTCTTCCTTGGTAAGCATACCTCCCACAAGGCTCTCATAAAGCCGTGCCTTGAACTCCAGCACCTGCTCCAACCGGCGCTCGTTGTCGGTAATGTGGTCGCTGTATTCCTTGGCAAGCGCCTGATTGATGCTGGACTGGTCAATGCCGGTCAGCAGCGCCTCCAGAGAAGCAATATTGCCGATATAGGCTTTCAGGCTGTCCCGCACACAGTCGATCAGGCTGCTTTCTTTCAGCATGACCGGATGGGCGCAGCCCTTTTTCTTGCCGGTAGGACAATAATAGTAGTGGTACTCCTTGCCGTTCGCACGGTTGGTCTTGCGGGTCATGCGGCTTCCGCAGCACCCGCAGATCAGAATACCGGAGAACAGGTACACCGTGTCCTCGTTGGGAGAAGTGCGGGTATCCAGCCCCTTGATGCGCTGCACCAGATCAAAATCCTGACGGGCGATCAATGCTTCGTGGGCATCCGGGACACGCACCCACTCGGAGGCGGGGCGCTGCTCCATCTGCTTGATCTTGTAATGCGGCGTACCCTGTTTGCCCTGCACCAGCGTTCCGGTGTAGGTTTCGTCCTGCAAGATGCGGATGATGGTGGTGGCCGACCACTTGCAGTCAGCCTTGTCCGCATAGCCCTTTTTCGCGTAGGGCAGACCGTTGTTCTTCTTGTAAGCCAGCGGGGAGAGGATACCCAGCCGGTTCAGCTCTGATGCAATCTTGGAGGCGCTTGCGCCCTCCAGCCGCATACGGAAGATGTCGCAGACAACGCGGGCGGCGTAGGGGTCAGGGACGAGCAAATTCTTGTTGTCCTCGGCTTTCATGTAGCCGTACACCGGGAACGCACCGACGAAATCGCCGTTGCGCCGCTTCACGTCCAGAGAGGTGCGGGTCTTGATGGAAATGTCCCGGCAGTAGGCTTCGTTCATAATGTTCTTGACCGATACGGTCAGATCATCGCCGCTGTCGTGGGCGGTGTCGATGCTGTCGGTGATAGCGATGAAGCGCACCCCGTAGGCCGGGAATACCCGGCGCAGATACCGGCCAGTTTCGATGTACTCGCGCCCTAAGCGGGAGAGGTCTTTTACGATGACGCAGTTGATATTGCCATCGGTGACATCCTGCATCATTTCCTTGAACGCAGGGCGGTCAAATAATGAGGTGTGATAGCGATAGCGGCAAAAAGCTAATAAAATCAATGGTTTTGCGGACAGCGGATA